ATGTTGCCTATTATTTGGGCAAAAATTCCGATGAGTGTGCGCGTATTGCACGGCTGACTCCGTTTTTGCAGGCTAAGGAAATTGGACGCATCGAGGCAAAACTGCAATCCGCCCCGCCTGCGCCAAAAACATCCTCTGCACCCGAACCTATCACCCCAGTCACGCCGACAGGTGGGAAGGGATTTACCAGTCTTGATGACCCTCGGGCACTCAAGGCGCTGGGTACGTCCGGCCTCATTGACTCTTGGCGCAGGGAAGCGATAAAGAGGGCGCAAGCAGGAACCCGCTAAAACATCATGCACTGCTGAGAAGCAGAGCGAAGGAGATTTGAATGAGTAACACAATTCTGACCATTGATATGATCACGGCCAAGGCTCTGGAAATTCTGGAGAACAACCTTGTCGTGACGCGCAATGTGAACCGTCAATACGACGATTCCTTTGCCCGTGAAGGTGCCAAAATCGGCACGACCCTGCGTATCCGCCTGCCGGACCGCGCTCTGGTGACTGATGGTGCTGCGCTTGGTGTGCAGGAAGAAAACCAGCAATACACCACGCTGACCGTTTCCAGCCAAAAACACATTGCTGTCAACTTCACCACGGCAGAAATGACCATGAAGTTGGACCAGTTTGCCGATCTGGTGCTCAAGCCGCGTATCTCGCAGCTTGCGGCATCGGTTGACGCTGATGTGTGCAATGCCTACAAGGACATCTTCCAGTCCGTTGGGACGCCTGGCACCACCCCAGCGACCTCGCTGGTTCTGCTGCAAGCGCAGCAAAAACTGAACGAGTCGGCGGCAACGATGGGCCAGCGTTACGGTACCGTCAATCCTGCTGCCAATGCTCAGTTGGTCGAAGGCATGAAGGGCCTGTTTAACCCCGTTAGCTTGGTATCGAGCCAGTACAAGACCGGACTGATTACCGAGTCGATGCTTGGGTATGACGAATTTGCCATGTCGCAATCCCTGCCGTCGCACACTACGGGCGATTGGGGAACGACCATTACCAGCACCGGCACGCTGTCCACGCAAGGTCAAGCCACGCTCCCGATCAGCTTCACGGGTTCTAGCAAGACTTGGAAGCAGGGCGATGTGTTCACGATTGCCGATGTGTATGCGGTCAACCCGCAGACACGCGCATCGACTGGTAGCCTGCAACAGTTCGTGGTTACTGCGGATACCTCGGGTTCGTCAACTGCAACGCTGGCGATTTCTCCCGCGATCTACACCCCCGCCAACGCTCTGGCGACTGTGGATTCGTTCCCGCAAGCGACTGCTGCCGTGACGATGCTTGGCTCCGCTGCTTCTGTGTACCCGCAGAATCTGGTGTACCAGAAGAACGCCATCACGTTCGCCACCGCCGACCTGCTCATGCCGCAAGGTGTGGACATGGCTTCGCGCCAAGTGCATAACGGCATCAGCCTGCGTATCGTGCGCCAGTACGACATCAACAACGACCGTATGCCGTGTCGTATTGATGTGCTGTATGGCTACAGCACGATCCGCCCGCCGATGGCCTGCCGCATTTGGGGCTAACTGTTTAACGAACTGAAAGGAAATACATCATGGCACTTCCCTCTGTAGGTGGTGGTTATCAACTGGGCGACGGGTTGGTTAGCGAACAAGTCCTCGGTACGCAAGCCGATCCGCAAACGGCGACTTCAACGGCGACGCTGACTGCCGCGCAAATCTTGGGGGGCATTTTGCTTGGCTCCCCCGGTTCCAGCGCGGCGGCGTACACGATGCCGACTGTTGCGTTGACTGAAGCCGTATTGACTCAGGCTAAGGTCGATAGCAGCTTCGAGTTGGCGGTGGTCAACGTGGACGGTTCCGGTTCTGGTGTTATCACCATGACTGGTGGCGGTTCGACCGGCTGGACGGTTGTTGGTTTGGCAACCGTTGCTGCGACTGCTGGAACGGCTGCACTGTTCCGCGCTCGCAAAACCAGCGCAACGGCGTGGTCCCTTTATCGCATCGGCTAACGGATAGGGGCGGCTTAGGTCGCCCCGTTTCCCGAAAGGAAAAATCATGAGTCGAAACACAGTATCCATTGGCGTAGCGTTTCAGGATCAATACCTGAAAGATGGCGAAATGGAGAACTACACGATCACCGACGCGACGCTAGAGGACCCCACGATCAACGGCGCTACGTTGGATGTGAATTCAATCACGCAGGGCACCTCGTCTGCGCCAGAGGAAAAAACAGCCGCTGGTAATTTCGATGCGTTGTATGGGACCACTTCCGCCACCACTGGTGATACTCGGTTGGTTTATGCGCGTTTGGGGTTCACCAGCACCGGCTCTGGCGAAACACTGCGAGCATTTTCGCAAGTGACTGGCGCAAACGGCGCGACGGGCGGAACGATCAATGGCGCACATATCAGCCTCAGCATTAACGGGTCAGGCACTATTTCTGGCGCTGGCAATGCTCTGCGTGCAACGTTGGGTGGAACGTCAACAGCTCCCGGTGGCACCATTGCTGCCATTCAGTGCGATAGTGATTTCGCATCTGGAGGCTCATGGACTGGCGCTTCTTTCATTCGCTTTACCAATAGCGGAACTGGAACTGTAACCAACTTGTTTGAAGTTCCCACTGCTATGGTTGTTTCTCAAGTGTCGGCGGATTCCACGCATACCATTCGTATCAAAGCTGCAAACGGCACCCCGTACTACGTCATGTGTACGAGCGTCGCTCCGTAACCGTGGTTATTACAAAGGAGTTTATTGAATCGGAGATTGCGGATATTGAGCGGGAAATGGCAAATGCACGCGAGTTTCTTATCAAGGCTCAAGCCGCAATCGACGTTCACCGAATGTTGTTAAACAAGTTGGACAAACCAGAGGCAGAGGAACCGAAATGAGCGTGTTCTACATGAAGCACAAGAAGCACGGAACCAAGGTTGCCACCGAAGAAGCTGAAGTTGAGCATGACAAGAAACGCGGGTGGGTTGAGTTTGACCCTGAAGAAGATGCAAAACTGGCGCAAGCGGCATCGAAGAACGCGCTGAAAAAGCAGGAACAGGCTGCTCAAACGCTGTAAGGAACGGACATGGCGACTGCTGGCGATCAAATCAACGGAGCATTGAAGCTGATTGGCGAGTTAGCCGAGGGTGAAGAACCGTCTCCGGCAACTTCTCAAGACGCACTCACTGCGCTGAATCAGATGCTTGATTCGTGGTCGGCAGATCGCCTTGCCGTGTATGCCACTGAGGACACCACATTCACATGGACCGCGAATGTCGCATCTTTGACGCTTGGGCCTTCGGGCGCAGACATCACGGCAGCTCGACCATTGCAGGTCATGGATTCCACCTACTTCAATTACAACAACTTGTCGTATGGATTGGCGCTGATCAACGAAGAACAATACAACGCCATTGCCCTAAAGTCGTCAACATCGACATGGCCGCAGTTGCTATGGGTGAATATGGGCATGCCGCTCATCACCATGAAGATATGGCCGGTGCCGACCGCTTCAGTGGAATTTCACCTGATTTCGGTTGTGCAACTGACGCAGCCTGCGTTGACCAGCACCGAGTTGTCGGTTCCTCCTGGATACCTTCGCGCATTCCGCTACAACTTGGCGTGTGAGATTGCCGCAGAGTTTGGCGTAGAGCCGCCGCCGAGGGTTGCCGCGATTGCCGCTCGGTCGCTGCGGACCATTAAGCGGATCAACAACCCGAATGATTTGATGTCGATGCCGTATCAGATCGTGACGCGCAGCCCAAGGTTCAATATCTTTACTGGGCAGCCTTACTGATGAACAACATGGCGACAGGATTGATTACCTGTTTGCTTGCATTTCTACGCAGAATTGCATCTTCAGGTTTTGTGTGCCCCATGACTCGCATTTATAGGTGTCTAGTCACCTATAGTGCGTGTTACGTCATGTCTGAGTCGGCAGCGCACACCACGAAGTATCCCTTCGCTGTCCACGATGACTATAATCCCTGCGTCACGCTTTCCCGAGTATCAAGCCGTATGGTTGCCGTTGCGGTTAACGCCGCACCGCGCCACGGAGTAATAGTATGAAAACACCGTTCCTTGGTCAAGCCTATCTTCTGAGGTCTAGCAATGCCGCAGCCGATAGGATGATCAACCTGTACCCGGAGGCGATTCCTTCGGGGGGCAAGGAACCCGGCGTGCTGTACCGTTGCCCAGGAAAGGAACTGCTTGCCACCATCGGCATGGGGCCAATCCGTGCAGAGTGGCAGATGGGCGCGTATGGCTACGTTATTTCTGGCGGCGAGTTTTATCAGATCGACACGGACTATAACGCAACGCTAAAAGGCAACGTCAGCGGAAGTGGTCCGGTTTCCATGGCCGATAACGGGACGCAGATTTTCATTGCATGCAACCCCGATGGGTTCATCTACAACGCAGCCACGGATGGCTTTGCGCAGATTTCAGACCCTGATTTCCCCGGAGCGGTGACGGTAGGCTACATTGACGGGTATTTCGTGTTCAATGAGCCTGATTCGCAGCGGTTTTGGGCGACATCCTTGCTGGATGGCACATCTATCGACCCTCTGGACTTTGCAAGCGCAGAGGGCAGCCCTGATGGCATTGTGAGCATTATTGTTGACCATCTGGAAATCTGGCTGATGGGTACACAGTCGGTCGAGGTTTGGTATGACGCCGGAACCGCTGATTTCCCTTTTGCGCGGATTCAGGGCGCTTTCATCGAGCATGGTTGCGCTGCACCATTTTCCGTCGCCAAGGCCGATAACTCGATTTTCTGGCTTGGATCGGACCCACGGGGTGCGGGGATCGTCTGGAGAGCCAACGGCTACACCCCGCAGCGTGTATCTACGCATGCCGTGGAATATGCCATTTCCAGCTACGCGGTCATTGACGACGCCATCGCCTACACCTACCAGCAGGAAGGGCATGCGTTCTACGTGCTGACTTTCCCGACTGCCAACAAGACATGGGTGTATGACTCGGCGGCGCAGGCGTGGCACGAACGGGCGGCGTGGGATGAACCATTGGGGGAGTTCTACCGAGATCGCGGGAATTGCCAGATGTTCTTCAATAATCAGACGATTGTTGGCGATTATGAGAATGGGAACATTTACGCGCTCAGTCTGGACATCTACTCGGATAATGGTGGCATCCAGAAATGGCTTCGGGCATGGAGGGCGCTCCCTACGGGGCAGAACAACCTGAAGCGCACCTTTCAGCATTCCCTGCAAATCGATGGGGAATCAGGTGTCGGGTTGGATGGCGAACAGCAGGGCGATGACCCGGTAATCATGCTCCGCTGGTCCGATGACGGAGGGCATTCGTGGAACAACAGCCCTAGATACATCCCTATGGGCCGCATAGGGGCCACAGGGACGCGCATGATCACCCGGAGGCTCGGTAGCACGGAGAAGCTGCGGGATCGCGTGTACGAGCTTTCAGGCACCGATCCGGTCAAAGTTGCGTTTGTCGGCGGCGAGCTGATTCTGTCAGGGTCGGCGTCGTGACTACGGCTAATATCACCAATATTCCCGCCCCTCGGGTCGCGTTCATTGACGAGCGCACCGGACTGATGGCGCGGGAGTGGTATCGGTTCTTCCTGAACCTGTTTGTCCTGACCGGCAGCGGGTCTAGCGATATTACGGTGACGGATTTAGCGGTTTCGCCGGTCCCGCAGGGCACCGACCCGAACTTGGAGCCGGATACCCAACTGGCGGCGATGCAGGCGCAGTACGACAACGCCATATCGGCCATCCAAGGGGCATATCTGACCCCTGCGGCAATCCCTGATACCATGCCATTTGATCCTATTGCGTTTTGTAATCCTCGGCAGGAAATCGGCACTTTGGGGGCGCAAGACGCTAATAACGTGCAGATTGGCGGCGGCACGGCGGTACTGAGCAGTGCAACGATTGACGCTTTGACAACGGCTGGAGGCGCGGTGCTTCAGACCACGAATGCGGCTTTGACGGATGGTGCGGGAATAGCATTGGGAACATTGACGACAGCACCATCAGCAGGCGATCCGACGAAATGGATTGGCATAGACGATAACGGGACGGTTCGCTATGTCCCCGCTTGGTAAGGAGATTTCATGGCTGTCACCCCACAGGCACTAATCAACGTGCAGCAGTTGACCAATGCTGCGGCGACGTACTACACATCTACGAACATCGTCACCATTGTTGATAAGTTCACGCTAACGAACACCACGGGCGGCGCTGTGACGGCCACCGTGAGTATCGGCGCAGATGCCGCCAGCACGCGGATTATCTCTGCCCGGTCCATTGCGCCAGGAGAGTGCTACACATGCCCTGAAATGGTCGGGCAAGTGCTGAATGCGGGGCAGTTGATCCAAGCATTATGTTCCGCTAATACGTCATTGACCATTCGCGCCTCTGGCCGCACTGTGAGCGGGGTATCGTGATTGAACTTCGTAACGACGATAGGGCTTATGCGGCATTGGCTGGCTGCTTGGGCGTTGCTGTACCTGACGTTGTGCGTGATCTTGCAGGGTGGAGTGTCGTGGCCGTATTCATGGATTCTGAGCCAGTCGGCGGCATAGCGGTAAAGGATTGCGAGATTCATTGTGGCGTGTTGCCAAAGGCGAGCGGCAGATGGTTTTCCAAGCGGGTTTTTCGTCAGACCATCGGGCAGTTGCTGGAAAAGCACGGGATGGCTCGGACAACCGTGAGAAATGGCAATTTTGCAGGGCACGACTTTGTTAGCCGATTGGGGTTTGTCCCGGTCGAATCAAACGAAAAGGTTACACGCTATGAAATTCATTCTTGATCGACTTGTCAGGGCGTGGAAGCAGGCGGTTGATGAACTGTGCCGCCCACAGGCGACATGCCGCGACATTGGGAGCGTTGTTGGCGAGCTGATTGGGCCTATCGTTGGCGGAATATTTGGCAGTGACGCATCAAGCAATGCATCCAACGCTCAAGTTCAGGCGGGTCAAGAATCGAATGCCACGCAGCTTGCGATGTTCAACCAGAACCGTGCAGACCTTGCCCCGTGGCGGCAGGCTGGCGTCAATGCGCTGGCGCAACTGAGTTCCGGCACGCAACCGGGAGGGCAATTCCTCAAGCCATTCGGTATGGACGAATTCCAAGCCGATCCCGGTTACAACTTCCGGCTGAAGGAAGGCATGCGGGCGCTGGAGAATTCGGCGGCGGCTCGCGGCGGGTTGCTGTCGGGAAACATGCTCAAGGGCATTTCCCGCTACGGTCAGGATTCGGCATCGCAGGAGTACGGCAACGCTTACAACCGATACAACCAAGACCAGTCGAACCAGTTTAACC